ACAATAACTAAGAACGTAGAGGTTATTGGAAATCTGGAGGTGAATGGAGCAATGTATAAAGATATTAAGTTAGTTGCCGATAGAGAATATGATTTTCAACCTAATGACAATACGGTTGTGTTTGATACTACTGATAACCGAATTGTTGCAACATTGCCTCCTTCGAAGGACAGCCGTGGCCGAATAATTACAGTCAAAATGCATACCCGGAGCAAAAGAAAACCACTTGCTTTAGTCATCCGGCCAAATGGTGGTTTGGTAGATTTTGTTGAGAAAAGAATCATCAAAGCTAACAATTCATTCTGTGTTCTACATTGCGATGGCGAGGATTGGTGGGTAATTGGCGGTAACGTTTTTGCGGCATGCCGGTAAGGGCTCGATATTGTTTTTGATTATTTAGAAGACATATTCATAATATTATTCTTTTTGCGTTGAATGGCACTATTTATTTTGAAATACTATTTTTAGGAGTTATTTTATGTCCAGGTTATTGAAAGAGGCGATTATTGATGCTAAGGCCCTACGAGAAGCAGCACTGAAGAACGCTGAAACATCAATCATTGAGAAGTATTCTGATGAAGTTAGGCAAACGCTTGATAGTCTTTTAGAACAAGATGAGTTAGATTTAGGACTTGGCGCTGGCGCTGAAGGCGAAGAAGACATCCCTGCTATTGATCCGATGGCGATGGAAGAGGGCGAAGAAGCCCCCGCAGAAGATATTGTTGATGGCGTTCCGCTTGCTGCGACTGATGGATTGGCAGAAAACGAAGGCGAAGATTTACAATACCTTGAAGAAGAAGACGAAGAAGTTAAAGTTACCGTTGACTTGGATGCTCTTCAAGAAGCAATCACTCAGCTTCAAACTGAAGACGACGATGAGGACGATGACCTTTATGAAGAAGTAAATGATATCGAGGTTGCTCTCTCTAATTCTAATGATGAGAATGAGGCAGCAAAAGAAGAAATTGCTACAGAGGCAACTCAAGCTCAAGAAGAAACAATATCAGAAGAACTTCTTGACAGTATCGTGGAAAAGCTAACCGTTGATATGGGTGCTGAACTCTCCGGTTGGGCTGGACGCTCCGACAGCGATATGCGCTGGGAGACGGAAAAAGAAATGGCACATCGTCGAAGTACAGATGTGGAAGAAGAATTAAAAGATTTGAAGAAAGCTCAAGAAGAGTTAGTTTTCGAGAATAAACAACTCAAAGAGCAGACTAAGAAATTTAAACAAGCAGCAGGAGAACTAAAAGGGATCCTGCAAGAGACTAATATCTCTAATGCTCGTTTATTATACACGAACCGTGTTTTGAGAAATACCTCCTTAAATGAGCGGCAAAAACAAAAGATTGCTGAAGCTATTTCAAAAGCTGGTTCCGTTTTAGAGGCAAAGACAATATTTGAAACGCTTGAGAGCGCAACGCCGGCACATTCTAAACGTGCCCCGCAATCGTTGAGCGAAGCTATCACTCGTCCATCCTCTGTTATTCGTGCATCTCGTAGAGAAGCACAGACAACTGATCCATTCATTAGTAGAATGAGAAAGTTAGCCGGAATTAAACAATAAAAGGAGATTTAAAATGGCTGGTATTATTGAAAGATTGACCGAAGGTGTTGTCAATCGTGATATGCGCGCTGAAGGTAGCGCATTGTTAAATAAGTGGGAGAAGACAGGACTTCTAGAAGGTCTTGACCAAGAACGTGGTCGTCAAACAATGGCTCGTCTTCTCGAAAATCAAGCAAAAGAACTACTTCGTGAGTCTAGCGCAATGGCTAGCGGCGACGTTGAAGGTTTTGCTGCAGTTGCATTCCCTATCGTTCGTAGGGTATTCGCAGGATTGATCGCAAACGATCTCGTTTCTGTTCAACCGATGAGCCTTCCAAGTGGACTCATCTTCTTCCTCGACTTCACCACATCAACTGATGGTGCAGGTCTTCCTCGCTTGGGTTATGGATCAACCGAAGAATCACTTTACGGTGGTGGGCGCGTTGGTTCTCAAATCACTGGTGGTGTCGATCTAAGCGGAACCAATGCTGAAGCGGGTCCTTACTCTCTTAACAATGGTTATGCTTCCCCTACCGGATCAACTGCTCTTGCTCCTGCCCATGCGGCTGCTGGTTGGGTTCTTATTGCATCTGGTACTGCTGGTGCTTCCGCTGGTGCTGGTGCTAACCCTCTTAGTGCTGCTGACCAAGCTACTCTAGATGGTCTTACAAAGTATGATCCTGATTTGAGCGGTTCTTCTGTTGCAGTATATGAGACCACTGGTTCAACCGGATTGCGTCAATTGAATGCTGATAACCTTATCGGTATCCAAATCGACAGCGTTGCTGGTACTCCTGGTACTAGTTCTGCCATCCTTGTTCGACGGCTCTCAAGTGTATCCAGTGGTTCAGCTACTCAAGATCCAGGTGATTCATCTTACAAGATGAATTTGGTATTTACCAATGCTTCCGGATCTGTTCCTCTTCGTGACGGTTTCGCGACCGGTATGATGGGCGCTGTGACTGGTGCAACTAACTTGACAGTTTCTTTCCCAGTCGACGATCGACTCACCACTAGCGATGCTCTTGGTTCAGTTGTCGGTACTACGGAATGGGCACTTGAAGGCAATGAGCGAATCCCAGAAATCGACATCAAAGTCGACTCTGTCGCCATCACCGCTGTCACCAAGAAGCTCAAAGCAAAATGGACGCCAGAGTTGGGACAGGACTTGAACGCCTATCACAACCTTGATGCTGAAGTTGAACTTACAGGCATCTTGTCTGAGCAAATCGCTCTCGAAATCGACCGCGAGATCTTAGAGGATCTAATCCTTGGGGCATCTGCTGGTACTTACTACTGGTCACGCTCTCCGGGTCTCTTCGTTAATCGCACCACTGGTGCTGAAATTGGCGCAACGACTTCCGCTCCTGATTTCACCGGTACGGTTAGTGAATGGTACGAAACTCTTGCAGAAACCATCAACGACGTTTCAGCACAGATCCATCGCAAGACTCTCCGGGGTGGCGCTAACTTCATCGTCTGCGGACCAGAAGTTGCTAACATCCTAGAATTCACCGCTGGATTCCGCGCTAGTGTAACTGTTGATTCCGACAAGGGTTCAATCGGAGCCGTTAAGACTGGTAGTCTTTCTAAGAAGTTCGACGTTATTGTCGATCCTTACTTCCCTCGCGCAGTAGTGCTCGTTGGACGCCGAGGCTCTAGCTTCCTAGAAAGCGGTTATGTATATGCACCTTATGTGCCTCTACAAACCACTCCAACCATCTTCGGACCAGAAGACTTCGTACCTCGCAAGGGTGTGATGACTCGTTACGGTAAGAAAATGGTTCGTCCAGATATGTACGGACTCGTTATCGTGCGTGGTCTTTTAGGTGAGACTGGTTCCTCCTGATAGGAACTTAGTTGAACAAACAACATTAATCCCCGTCTTCGGACGGGGGTTTTTGTTTTTAACGTACTATTTATTTAAGATAAAGGAGATTATCATGAATCCAAGAAAAAGACGCTGGATGAAAGCAAAGGCAAGAGAAGCTAAGCGCCTCGCTCAAGAAGCGGCAGCGCCTGTTGTTGAGCCTACTGTGGTTACACCCGTGGTCGCTGCACCTGTTACTCCTGTTGCGAAGACAAGAACAGTCAAACCTGCAGCCCCGGCGCCAGTTAAGAAAGTAAAGAAAACAATCAAGGCACCTGTTGCCAAGCCGCCGACGAAGAAGACCAAGAAGAAGTCTTCCTAATCAGTTTTATTGTTACCAACTTATAAACCCTCAGTACTCCTGGGGGTTTTGTTTTTTGAGCAACTATTTACAAAATGAATAGTCAGAAGGAATCATAAAATGCCAACTAATCTTAATCCATCATCAACACAAAGCGCTATTATTTTATCAGCTACCGGTTCGGCAGCCAATGTTGCTGCAGCGGTCCCGTTTCAGATATATACCGCTTCACTGGATTTTTTAAGTGGAGCAGCCTTGCAGGTGAATTACGTATATAAGAAGCTTGGTGGCGATGTCGTTGATATCGAATTAACACCCTCTAATGTATATGCTGCGTATGAAGAGGCTGTGCTTGAGTATTCGTATATTTTCAACCTTCATCATGGCAAAAACGTTTTGTCAAGCGTCCTAGGCGACACTACCGGCACATTCGACCACAAAGGTGATCGAAAATCAGGCCCAACAAGTTCCAACTTGAAATATCCAAGGTGTCAATTCACTTATGCCAAGACTGTTGGAGAAGGAATGTCATCAGCCGGCAGCATGGGAGGTTCTATTAGAGAATACTCTGCTTCCTTCAATCCGGTCGATAATGTGCAGGATTATGATTTGCAAAGCATCCTCTCTAGTTCATCGGCTACTGGAGTTAACGAAGACGGCGAAACTGTCCCTTATTCGGGAAAAGTTGGCGATAACAGAGTGTATGTCACAAAAGTTTTTTTCCGAAGCCCACGGGCAATGTGGCGCTTCTATGGCTATTATGGAGGCATAGGTGTGGTGGGCAACGGATCGACATATGGACAATTTGCCGACGATTCTACTTTTGAAGTGGTTCCGACATGGCAGAACAAAATGCAAGCAATTATGTATGAAGACTCAATCAGCACCAGGACTTCAAATTATTCATATGAATTGGTCAATAATCGATTAAGATTATATCCAAATCCAAGTGATTGGTCATTTCAGGATGCCCAGAAGGTATGGTTCAAATTTTATATAAAGACAGATGCAACGGCAGAAGATGATAATTATCGCACAGGCGTGAATGGCATCAATAATATCAACACGATGCCTTTGGATAATATACCTTATGCCAACATAAACGCCATTGGTAAGCAGTGGATTCGAAAGTATGCTCTTGCTTTGTGTAAAGAGATGCTTGGGCAGATTAGAGGCAAATTTACAACACTTCCTATTCCTGGCGAGAGTGTGACATTGAATCATTCAGAATTGTTATCACAGGCCAAAGAAGAACAGCAGCAACTTAGAGATAAGCTGACGGAAATTTTGAAAGAAATGGAATACCCCGAGCTTGCCAAAAAGGATGCCGAAACTACAGAAGCAGCAGCGAAAACTTTACAACAATCGCCATTGCCAATATTTGTGGGATAATAGAACATGTCAGAAGAATGGAAAAAACCAGTACAACCACCCCCTCCTCTTTTTCTTGGTAAAAAAGAGAGAGATCTAGTAAAGCAAGTTAATGACGAACTTATCGAGAAAGCCATCGGACAGCAAGTGCTTTATTATCCCATCGATCTAGAGGCGACAAAGTTTCATGAGTTGTATGGCGAGGCTATTAATAAAACATACTTACCTCCTGTGCGTGTGTATGCGTTGGTTGAATTCACTGATTTTTCAACGACTTACTTGGAAAGCGCAGGAATCGATAAATCTTGGGAGATTAACATTCATTTCCATAAAAGAAGATTAGAAGAAGATCAAGATTTATATGTACGTGAAGGTGATTTTGTTTTATACGGCGATAATTATTATGAGATAGTTAAATTGTCTGAAAACAAGCAACTGTTTGGACAAGTTAATAATATCTTTGAGATATCTGCAATTTGCAAACGATCAAGAAAGGGACTCTTCGATGCTACCTGATAACTTTGACTTTGCCATGATGCCACCTGGCGACTATCACCTTAGTGAAGTAGGTATGCTAGCCTCCTCTATCGAGTCAATAGATTATGCCATAATGTCTTGGCTAAAAGAAGATCTAAGAATGAACGCCAGGACAAACGAAGGCTGGAAAGCCGTGCCTGTTTTGTGGCAAACTCCGGAGAGAGCATATCAAATAAAACACAATAAAGACCTGAGAGATGATTCAGGCGCTCTAAGGCTTCCTCTGATATCAGTAGAAAGAACTGGCATTACAAAAGATGCAAATAGAAAGGGCACCTTCCAGGCTCATACTTATTCTAAGGATAAGAACAGCAGAACTGGAAGAATGGTAATAGCAAAAAGAATAGTTCAAGATAAGACAAGAAACTTTGCAGTAGTCGGTAATACTCGAAAAGAGAACAACACCTCCGGTAAAGAGCAAAAGTATTATCCGAGAGTTAATAAGAAAGTAGTAGTTCAAAGTTTATCTATTCCTATTCCAGTATATGTGAATGTAGATTATAAGATTAGCCTTAAAACCGAATACCAACAACAGATGAACGATTTGTTAGCACCTTTTATCGGAAGAACGGGGCAAATTAATGCATTTGTAATGAGAAGAAATGGTCACCTGTATGAAGGCTTTGTTGATCAAGGATTCACACATAGCAACAATGCCAGCAATCTTGCAGAAGAGGAAAGAATGTTTAGTTCAGAAATTACAATTAAAGTATTAGGATATCTAATAGGCGAAGGCGAAAATGACGATCGCCCCATTGTAAGAGTGGATGAGAATGTGGTTGAAATAACATTTCCTTCAGAAAGTGTAGTTCCTGAAGGGAATGATGATTTTTTTCTTCTATAAAGAAGAGCGTTTTGAAAATAGAAATACTATTTATTCTTGATTGCACTATCATTTGCGTGATTTAAAAATGAGGATTTCATAATATGTCAGTTAAAAGTTTTAAGTTTGTATCTCCTGGGGTGTTTATTAACGAGATTGATAACTCGTTCATCCCTAAATCGGCGGATACTATCGGTCCAGTTATCGTTGGTCGCTCAACTCGTGGTTTGGCGATGCAACCAGTGAAGATTGAGTCTTATTCGGATTTTGTTACAATGTTCGGCGACACTGTTCCTGGTTCTGCAGGCGGCGATGTTTATCGCAACGGCAACTATCAGTCTCCAATGTATGGTACTTATGCTGCAAAGGCGTTCTTGAGAGCAAATGTTGCTCCTGTTACCTATGTCCGACTTCTAGGGCAACAAACAACAATTGGAAGCGCTGCAGGAGGTGCCGCCGGCGCAGGCTGGAAAACAACAAACACAGTTAGTTCTGTGCCATCTTCTAACGGTGGTGCATACGCATTGTGGGTATTTACTTCCGGAAGTGCCACAGGGAAAGATTTAGGAACAGGTAGCCTTGCTGCTATTTGGTATCTCAATGACGGCGAGATTTACCTCAGTGGAACGATTTATGGAGGTTCAGGAGAAACTGACCCTAGTCAAGGCACCACTGGTTCAACCGGCGCTGTTATCGGTACTGATTCGGATAATCTGTATACAGTTGTTGTCAGTGGTTCTACCGGAGAAGAGAAAATCAGATTTGGGTTTGATGATTCAGCCGATACGTTTGTGCGAAAGAAATTCAACACGAACCCACAACTTATTTCCACACCGGGAACATTCTTTCCGTCAGCGACAGCGAAAGATTATTGGCTTGGAGAGACTTTTGAACAAGATTTGCGTGATCGCAGTTTGACAACTGGTTCTCTTGGAGTCATGCTGGCTATCCAGAACAGCACGACAACACCGGCTGATATGGAATCAAATGCATCCACTGAGGCAACAGCAGGTTGGTTCATTGGCCAAGACTTAGGCGCAGCAGCTAGTTACTGTTCTTTTCAACAACAAAAGCTCTTCCGATTGATCGGTCGCGGGCACGGAGAATGGCTGCACAAAAACTGCAAAGTTTCAATCGAAAAGATTCGTCAATCGACATCTACTTCAACCGATTATGGAACATTCTCAGTTGTCATTCGAAAACTCACTGATACCGATAACAGCATTCAAGTTATCGAGCGGTACGACAATCTAACTTTAGATCCTACCTCTCCAAACTTCGTTGCTCGCAAGATCGGCGATCAGTATATGACATGGGACGAGACAGCACGTCGGCTCAAACTATACGGCGAATATCCAAATCAATCGAAGTTTGTTCGATGTGAAATGAATGCCGACGTTGAAGCTGGTGCTACTGATCCTGTCCTTCTTCCATTCGGTTATTTCGGGCCTCCTCGTTTCAGGACAGCATATGATGTCTCAGGAACCGGTTCGGTATCATCAGTCCCTGGAAACGTAGATTCCCCAGGACAAACTTTGAGCAGTTTCTTTGTCACCGGTGGTGTCGGGATTGTGTCTTCAACTGGCCAGTTCTACATGTCAGGTGGCTCAGGTATCGGTACAGACGGCATTACAACCTGTACAGGTTCTCTTGCTTTCCCTTCTGTCCGTCTTCGCAACTCTGCGTCAGATGGCGGTTTATCTGATGCAACTGATGCATATTTCGGAATGCAAACAACCCGAACAGAAACCAGTACTACTGCTGATGCATCAATCGGTGATTTCCATCGATTGCTTTACTCCGGGTATTCTGGCGGTGGCGGTGCGAACGCAACCGATCCAAACACAACAACAGGCGTTGAAGACTACGCATATGTCTTTTCTCTTGACGATGTGGTTCTCAAAAGCGGTACCACCAGTGGTTGGTATTATGCTTCCGGATCAAGGCTAAGAGAAGCTTCATATACTTCAGCATCATATACGGATCTATTAAACGCTGGGATTAGTCGCTTCACGGCTCCCTTCTTCGGTGGATTTGATGGATTTGATATCACAAAACCTGATCCTCTCTATAACAATGGAATGAGCAGCACTTCTACGGAAGATAATAGCTATGCTTATCACACTTGGCGTCGAGCAATCGACACAGTTGCCGATCCAGAGTTCGTAGATATGAATATGCTAATTACTCCAGGTCTAACCCTTGATAGCCTCACTGGACATGCAGTCAATGTATGTGAAGAGCGAGCAGATTCAATGGCAGTTATTGACTTGGCAAATATTTATTATCCTCGTCACGAGCAATACTATTCAGACAAAGCAGACCGCATCGGTACAACTCCGACTGCTGCTGCGAACGCACTGAAAGATCGCCGAATTGATTCAAGCTATGGTAGCACTTTCTATCCTTGGGTTCAAACCCGAGATGAAAATACAGGCCAATTAGTCTGGATCCCGCCCTCTGTTGCAATGATGGGCGTCTTGGCCTCTTCAGAAGCAAAATCAGCATTATGGTTCGCCCCTGCTGGGTTCAATAGAGGCGGTCTATCTGATGGCGCTGCAGGTATCCCGGTTTCCGGAGTATCCGAACGGCTAACTTCGAAGAACCGAGACACTCTTTATGAATCAAACATTAACCCCATTGCTTCGTTCCCATCCAGTGGTATCGTTGTCTTTGGACAAAAAACGCTTCAAGAGCGATCATCTGCTCTTGATCGGATCAACGTACGCCGATTGGTTATCTACTTGAAAAAGCAGATTTCTATTCTCTCTACGCAGGTTCTATTCGAACAAAACGTTCAATCAACTTGGAACAGATTCAAGTCACTTGTTGAACCGTTCTTGGCAAATGTTAAGACGAAGTTTGGTATCACTGATTATCGATTAATCCTCGATGAATCAACAACGACACCAGATCTTATCGATCAAAACATTTTGTATGCGAAGATTATGATTAAACCTGCCCGAGCAATCGAGTTTATTGCGATTGATTTTGTGATTGCTTCAACTGGAGCATCATTCGATGATTAAAAATGGTGGAGGATTTTCCTCTATCGCACTATTTAGAAATAGATTATAGGAGTCTTTTAAAATGGCATTTTGGTCGACAAACTTTGGAGAAGATACAACACTCAAAGATCCAAAGCGTAACTTTCGTTTTACGGTAGAGTTTCAAGGAATACAGGCAGCGCAAGGTGGCGCTATGCTTTGGTATGCAAAAACCGCAGTTAAGCCTAGTTTTCAAGTGGCAGAGGCAACACATAAGTTCCTAAACCACACTTTTTATTATCCCGGTTCAGTAACTTGGCAAGAGGTGTCCGTTACTCTGGTCGATCCAGTTGATCCAGACATGACTGCAACTCTTTCTGATATTGTGGTACAATCAGGATACACGCCGCCAACAGATGCTACTTCATTGTCGACAATGTCAAAAGCAAAAGCAGCCGGCGCATTGGGGACTGTTATTATCACTCAGATCGATTCAGACGGAAATCCTTTAGAAACCTGGACTCTTTGGAATTCATGGGTTAAAGAGGTTAAGTATGGTGATTTGGATTATACCAATGATGATCTAACTGAGATGACAGTGGCTCTTATGTACGACTGGGCTCGCGTAGAGACCGCAGGAGCATCTGTTGCGGTTGCTGGCGACGGCGGTACTGAATTCTTCAAGATCTAGAAGATAGAAAACACACATATAACAACACATATAACAAAACGAGAGGTGTATATTGTCGAGAAACAAAGATCGGATGGGAGGCGTTCAGCAAGCTGACACCAATCTTCCACCACAGGTAATGCAGGATAACGCTGCTCCCTTTTCATTTGTAGTTCCAACGGAGTTTGTTGAGCTTCCATCGGGGGGCAAATTCTATCCCGAGGGTCACCCACTCCATGCCCAAGAAAGTATCGAAATTCGCCAAATGACAGCAAAAGAAGAAGACATGCTGACATCTAGGACTCTTCTTAAGAAAGGCATTGCTTTGGATAGAGTCATCGGAAGCCTAATTGTTGATAAACGCATCAATCCGGATGCATTGTTGATTGGTGATCGAAATGCCATCATTATTGCCACGAGAGTATCAGCATATGGCAACGACTACACGACAAAAGTCACATGCCCAAGCTGCATGACTGTGCAAGAGTTCGCTTTTGATCTAAACAGCGCTAACATTTACCAAGGCGAGACAGAAAAAGAAGGCTGGATCATCAACGACAACAACAATGGTACATTTAACCTTACATTGCCAAAGACAAGAGTTGTTGTGACGTTTAGGATGCTGACAGGAAGAGATGAAAAAGCGATTTTCTCCGGAATGGAACAAGATCGAAAACAAAAGAAACACGAACAGAACATAACCAGACAATTGAAGAACATTGTTGTTGCTGTCAATGACGACGCTTCACCACAAGCAATCGATTATTTGATCGCCAACATCCCTTCGGTGGATGCAAGACATATCAGACTTGCCTATCGTTTCGTTGCGCCAAATGTTGATTTAACTCAAGATTTTGAATGCGCTGAGTGTCAATTTGCGCAGGAAATGGAGGTTCCGCTTAGTGCGGACTTTTTTTGGCCTGACCGATGAATACATTGAGAATATTTACGAACAGTTTTTCTTCTTAAAGTATTCAGGCGGTTGGAGTTT